GTTGGGGCCGCCTGTCGCGGTAGCGTGGGACGTCACGGTGCTCGCGATGCTGGACACGAGCTTCTTGACCATGTCCTTGGGCAGCTGGGAGATCTCGCTCTTGCCTGAGGGGATCTTGTTCACCAGCGGGTTGACGATGGTGTTCAGGACGGCCGAGGCGCCCTTGGAGGCGATGAGCTTGATCAGGTTGGAGGCGCCCCCGGCGATGGCCTTGCCGACGTTCTCCGCCCCGTGCAGTACCGCGCTCCCGGCGTGCTGGACGGCAGTGATCGGGTTGGGGATGCCGCCGCCTGCGAAGCCCTCGACGACTCCGCCGCGAGCATAGCCAGGACCGATGGGAACGCCGTCAGCCTTGGCCGCCGCCGCGTACTTGGGCGCGTGCTGCGCGGGGATCACCAGCTCACCGGGAGCGAGGACGGCGCTGACCGAGTCCATTCCGTGGATGCCGCCAGCAACCATACCGCCGCCGGCCATCTGCAGGGGAACGTCGCCGGGAACTATGCCGCCGCGCTCGAACGACAGCGGCTTCAGCTTGGGCAGGCCGACCGCCCCGGCGACGTCATTCCAGAACCTGACGATGCCCTTGTCGTACACCGTGTCGACGATGAACTTGACCGGGGCGTCCACCGCGTTCTTGATGCCGTCCCACGCCGAGGCGACACCGTGAACCGTGGCCGCGAAGCCGCTCTCCAGGCCGTGGAACAGGCTAGACGCGGCGCTCTCCACCGCGTGAATGCCATTGGAGAACGTGCTCTCCACGTCGTGCCACAGGCCGCTGACCGTAGATGCCACGTCGTGCCGGGTAGCGTCCCAGGTGGAGGCTATGTCGTGGCGCATGCTGCCCGCGGCCGACTCCACCGCGTGAATCCCGCTGGAGAAGAAGCCGGTCACGTCATGCCAGGAGCCGCTGACTATTGACGCCGTGTCGTGGCGCAGGCCATCCCAGTCCGACGCTACGGAATGGCGGAAGTTGGCGACGGCGCCCTCAAGGTTGTGCATGCCGCCCGAGAAGAAGCTCTCCACGTCATGCCAGGAGCCGCTGACGGTAGAGGCCACATCATGGCGCAGCCCGTCCCAGCTAGACGCGATGTTGTGGCGCATGTTGTCGGTGAACGACTCGACGTCGTGGATGCCCGTAGCGAAGGCGCCGGTGACGTCGTGCCATATCCCGGTGGCCGCGCCCGCTACCTGGCTCTTCATGTCGCTGAACGAGCCGACAACGAAGTGAACCATGGACGCCACGGAGCCGCTTACCTGGCTGCCCATCTTCTGGAAGGAGTTGCTGACGAAATCCGCCCAGCCAGCAACGGTCTTCAGCAGGTTGAACTTGACCAGCCATGCCATCGCCTTGGCCACCGCGACGGATACCGCGCCCAGCGCCACGATGATGTCCGAGAACACCACCAGCAGGTGACCGAACACGATCATGGAAGGGCCGACCGCAGGCGCCAGCTCCTTGAAGAACTTGCCCAGGTTGGACGCGACTACCTTGAATGCGCCCTTGGAGAACTCGTTGATCGGGCCTACGGCAGCCTTGAGCAGAACGGTGATGCCCGGCAGCAGGGAGCCTACCAGCTCGGTGAGCATGCGGGTGAAGGGCACGATGTCAGGTGCGACGGCCTTGAACACGTCGCCGAATTCCTTGCCCAGGTTCGGGCTAGAGTGCTTGATGATCGTGCCGACCTGGGCGAACGGGCCAGCGAATGCCTTGGCTGCCTCCGTGCCCGCGGTGTGCATCGCGCCCTTGACGTCTTCCTTCAGGCCCGCGAATTCCTTCTGGAACGACTTGCTGGTCTTGTCGGCCAGTGCGGTGCCCAGGGCTATGCCGCCTGCCGCGCCGACGAGGGCCAGGGACGCGGGAAGGACGGCCAGGGCCAGCACGACGGCCGCTACAATGCCCGCCACCAGGAAGATGGTCGATGAGCTGAGGGCGGACGCCATTGCCTGGCCGCCGGACTTGCCCGCGTCAGTGGCGGCGCTGTCCACGGCATCGGTCATGTCGGACAGGCCGTGCCGGAGGAAGCCGTTGTTGATCCGGGGGACGATGTGCGCCTTGATGCGCCCGAACAGCCGGTTGATTCCCTCAGCGAAGTCCTTGGCCTTGCTCTCGCCCTCCTCGCCCTTGAACAGGGGCTTGATGGTGGGGGCCGTGGCCTTGAACAGCTTCTTCATGTGGTCGCTGATGTTGGCCGCTTCACGCTCAACGATGATGTTGTTTACGTGGACGTCCATCTTGATGTGCGACCCCAGGGCCTTGGCCTTCAGGTCGATGATCAGCTTGTCCATGTCGGCCTTGGCCGCGCTGGTGTCCAGGCGGATCTTAGCCGTGATGGTTGCCGACTCGCGGGAGAACTTGGCGAGCTCCGCCTTGGCCTGCCGGTCGTCCAGCTTCAGGGCCGCGGTGAGGCTGAGGTTGTCACGGGAGATCGCGGCGAGGTCGGCCTTCAGCGTAGCGCTGTTCAGCTTCATCGTCGCGGTGATGCTGACGCCCTGCCGGTTGATCTTGGCCAGGTCGGCCTTCAGCTGGGCATCGTCCAGCTTCATGGCCGCCGTGATGTCGACCTTCTGCCGGCTGGCCTCGTCTAGCTGGCGACGCAGCCCGTCCTGGTCAACCTCGAATGCGACCTGTACCGAGGTACTCGCAATGTAGCCTTCAGCCATGTCAGAAAAGCCTCCCGGCCTTCAGCAGCGCGTCTACCAGGAAGTGGTTGTCAGCCTTCTCCAGGAGCGTGTAGTCCAGCCGGTGGCCCCATCCCTCGACTAGGCGCCGCACGCCGCTCTTGGTGTTGATGTAGCCACCGGGAGGGTTGGGCACGCGGACGGTTCCGTGGATTCCGTCAGCCCGGTCGAACGTGTACGCCCTGATCCCGGCCGCCATCTTGCCTGTGCGCTTGGGAGCTTCCGCGCGGGCTATCTCAGCGACGGCGTTCGTGAAGCGCTCCATCCACGCCCGAGCGCCATCCGAGCGGAGGATCTGGGTGATCTCGTCCTCGTGGATTACGTACTTGCCCACCAGACCCTCCTCTCAGGTCACTATCCAGCCTACGGTTTCACTGCCTAACGCGCTACGTACTGCGACCACGGGTCGTCCGGGTCGAACGGCTCAGGCTCCTTTGCCTTCTTGACGGATTCCCGCCGGGCCTGCTCTTCCCGCTGCATTGCCCATGGGTCGGCGCCCTTTACTCCTTCCGTGCCGCCGACGTACGTGCCGGGGATTTCCTCGTCCCTGAGGCGCCAGTCCTGCTCGACGGGGGAGTCGTCCCAGTCTAGGCCGCGGAGTGGCAGCATGATCTTCTTGTGCATGAACAGGGCGAACGCGTACGGGTCGAACCGGATGCCGAGTTCCTCTTCCATGCGCTTGATGCGCTCGTCCAGCGGGTTCTCGTAACTGCCGCCGGCCGCACGCACCCGTGAGTCCTCGTCTATGTGCTGCTGCAATAGCAATGCGTAGACGATGTCGCATACCTCACGGGCGCTCAGCGTTTCGAGCGGAGGACCTCCGGCCCGGAGCTGCTGCCCGTTGAGGTAGGCGTAATGAGCTAGGCAGTAGCGGAGGAGGTTCCATCCGCCTTTGTAGGGCGCGCTGTCAGCGCCTCGATTGCGCCGTTCACGAACAGCACCAGCTCCGTCGGCTCCAGGTCCCTGGCCTTGCGCAGGACGCTGGTGAACGCGGACCACGCCGACGGGTGGACGATGTCTTCCAGGAGGTGGTACGTGGCCGCCAGCTGGAGCTCGTCGTCGCCGTCCTCGCTGAACGCGGCGGAGTACTCCATGGAGACGAAGAAGTTGCGGTTGTTGTTCAGCCGGTAGTAACTGCCGCGGAACGGGACCTCGGCGAAGACCTCAGCAGGGTCCTCGGCCTTCTTGTCCGTCACGAAACGAGGACGGGCCTCTTCGGGGACGCGGGCCTGCTGGTCGGCGGAGTCCAGCTGGATCTCTTCCACGGGGCGCTTGCGTGCTGCAGGCATTGACTGCTCACTTTCACGGGGTAGGCTGTTGCTGCGTTCAGCAGCCATCCGTGAGGTGGTGCGGGCCCGGATCTCGTCAAAGGTCCGGGCCCGACTTGCGCTTACGATCCGGCGATGCCCGTCGCCGGGTACCTGGCGACCGTAGACGCGGCATTCCACGTCGACTTCATGGTGACCGCGGAGCTCACGCCACCGGCAATGCTGAAGTCGGGAAGGATTGTCCCGAAGATGTACTGGCCAGGGTTAGCGCCCTGGGTGCCCAGCAGTGACGGGTACAGGTAGAACGCACGGGGCTGGCCATCGACCGCGGCCGAGTAGGTCTGCGCCGTGGCGGTGTCGTAGAAGCCGGTGAAGTCACCAGATGCGTCGGGCAGGCCAGCCACCCAGACGAGGTTGGTGTCTCCGAGCGCGGTAACGTCGACCTTTGCGACGGTGAAGTTAACCGTCCAGTCAGCGACGAAGGCTAGGGGCTGAGCGGTGCCTCCGTTAGCGCCCCCGGCCAGCGAAAGATAAACCATGCCGTTGCGGCCGTGGATACGAGACAACGTAGTCATCCTCTCAGAATTACTACCTTGTCCGGCTCCGTGCGGTTACACGGCCTCGGGTGCTGCTAACTCAAGGGTAGGCGCACGAACCCTTATGCTCAAGCGGTAATCGGAACTCCGATGGCTCCCCAGCCGCCATCCCAGACTGACGCGCTCCAGTCGGTGATGGCCTCGGGGTTGGACGTGTCCGGACTGACCTGCGTTTCTAGGGCTACGGCTACGAAAGCGCCGCCGGACGTGTACCCCTGCTCAAAGGCCAGCTGCGTCCAGGCGGGACTCTCGCCGGGGCTAGCGCTGAAGTTCCCCGAGGAAGAGGCGGCCGACCCGAACAGGTAGAACGCCGGGCCGCTGAACTCCACGCTCGCGTTACCGGTGCCGTTCGAGAAGTTCGTGACGAAACTGCCACTAGCGCCGAATGAGGGTGTCTCTCCGTCATCGCCGGACACGCAGTCCAGGTCATAGGCGACTGCGCACTGTGCGCCCGTGTACGACACGGCGATAGTCCCGGTAGCACTTGAGGACCCGACTTCAGCCGTCATCAGCACGAGATGCCCGGCTGTGTAGCTGACTTCAGCCGACTTCGTCCACGTGAGGCTGAGGCCAGAGACTGAAGGCTCTAGGCCGTCGTTGTCCGTCAGCCACAAGGCTAGAAGGGAGTGGGCCGGAGCGGTCACGGACGCGGTGTCAAAGCTCTGAGACGTGCCGAAGCCTGCCTCCACGCTGCCGCTGCCTAGGGAAGAAGCACTTACAGTCATGGGAGACTCCCTCTGCGTAGGCTACTTCCTAGTGTAGAGATTCCTCGTCAGGTAGGCTAGCAGCCTGGACGTAGGTGATCTCCCAGTGCCCTGGGCCTACCGTTCCGATTAGTTCCCAGTCCCCGTCGCCATTGCGCCCATACAGGTTGCCCGGCCCCGCCTTGACGATGCTCACGGGACGTCAGGGTTACGCTGCTGGGGATGCACCTTCAGGGAAGACAGGGTCCCGCCGGGCAGGATGACCCCCCAGAAGTGATGGTCCTCAGGCAGGACGCCCTTCAGGACGCTAATGCTGGGGTACAGGCGGAAGTTCAGGCCCTCGCGGGGGATCGGGTAACCGCGAAGCTCTTTGCTCTCCAGCCGGGAAGTCTCGGTCAGGGAAGTACTGAACTCAATAGCCCAGTCCTTGAGCTTTAGGGGCTTCCGCCCGTCCAGGAACAGGATTCCCATCCGCTGGCTGAGTCGTCCCATCAGAGTTTCTCCACTATCTTCATGACCTTGTCGGCGTGGTTGCGGAACGTGCGCCCGGCGATGGCTACCTGCGCCCTGAAAGCCTGCGTCTCCCTCAGGGTGTCCCGCGCCACCCAGAACCGCAGGTGGTCGGCTGCTTCCTCGGGACTTCTGAACACCGGCAGGATGCGATTGAAGATCTCGTCGGACTCCGGCCGCGGGTCCCTGAGGAAGAACAGGCCGCAGGCAGCCATCTCGACTTCCCTCGGCCCCATGGCGTAGCCCACATGGTCATTACGGTCGGTGCCCTCCTTGCGGTAGAGGTTGATGCCGACCTTGGACCCCCGGTAGATGCTCGCCGTCACGTCGTTGTCCACGCAGGTGCCCAGGTCATTGCCCAGCAGGCGCACGAGGCCGGAGTTCTTGACCTCCAGGGTCTCCCAGCCACTGCCTCCGAGCATAGCGTCGACCTCGCTGAACACGCCGGTAGCGTCCATGGCCGCGAAGAAGTCCTGCCGTGACCTGAATGCCGTGCCGATGAACGAGAAGTCGCACTCGTAAGGCTCGTGCCCGTCGGTGAAGGGAGGGCGGCTGCCGGGGTAGTGAATCTCCGGGTCGTAGGCGTGCGGGATGTACTGCACGGGGATGCCCAGGCCCCGCCAGTCCTCAATGCGGAGCGGGTCGTTGATGATGTTCAGGCTCGCGAACTGCCCGCGCTGCATCTGCACGTCGTCCTCGTAAGGTGATTCGGTGTGCAGGAACACGACCTTGATGCCGGCCGCCCGTATGGACTTAAGCAGCGGCGCCGTCGTGTAGAACCCGGAGACGAAGAACACCACGTCAGGCTTGAAGATGAACAGGTCCTCATACAGGCCGGTCATGGTGAGCTGCAGGATGCCCTGATCGTCGAGGGCGTTCTTGAACGGTAGCTGCCCGCACTGCCCGCACTTCTCTGATCCCGGAACCGGCAGTGCTATATTGCCGTGGAAACAGAGCCTGTCGTTGGTGTTGAAGTCCTTGACGACGTGACCCTGCCGCTTCAGGGCCTTCTCCCAGCCGCGGTAGACGTCAGCGACGCTGAAAGTCTGGTCCCGGATGCACCATGAGGATTCGCACCTAGGACTCACCCCCCTCGGCCGACGAACTTCCGGCCATCCTAGATTTACGGTTCTGGTACATCTTCCGGTAGTGTGCCTGGCGCGTTCCGCTGCGCTTGTTGTCTTGCTTACGCATGCAGATCCTACACTGACGCTTGCCGTTCGGCTTGGTGTAGGTGTTCTCCTCCGTGAACTCGTGCCCCTGAAGGCAACGATTCATGAACACGGAAATAGCCGTGGTGTGCGCTCCGCGCAGGAAATTCCACTGCCGGGGGACGGCCTCGAAGTGCTCCGGATTCACGCACCCGTGGTTGCGGCAGGTGTGGTCTACGTCTAGCGCGTCGTCGAGAGGGCCTATGAGTAGCTTGTAGGCCACGCGGTGCGCTACCGTCGGGCGCCACTTGCCGTCTTCACACTTTACGTTGAAGCAGGCATACCCGTTCTGCTTGAAGTGAGCGCCGTCCCACTCGTGGCAGCCGTTATAGCCGGGCAGCACCTTCCCGAGGAACCGAGCGCGGTCGCGGTCAGTCAGAACGTAGCGAGTCAACGAGGGAGTGCGCACGCCGCTATCCTACCTCGCGCTGACCCACGTGTGGCACCGGGAGCCGAAGTACTCGACGCCGTTCCACTGGATAGGGCCGGGCGGGTCGATGGTCAGCGGCTCCCACCACTCCAGGGTCCCTCCCACCGTCGGGTCCATGTCGATGGCCATGGGAATGGGAACGATGCCCGCGGCGACCTGGTACCCGAGCCACTGATCCATGGTCTGCTGCCACTGCTGGTCAATGGACGTCTTGGCGCACAGCACGATCAGGTCTATCCGGAATTCCGTGGGCGACATGGGCAGCCCGTCAGCCGCCAGCGTCCCTCCGCCCAGGGTGATCCCCGTCTTGGTCTGCGGCCGGGCCGGCGCGACGATGATGCACGGCACGTTGATGGCGTCGGGGATCTCGGAGTAAGCCTGGATCTCCGGTTGCACGTTGGCGCTGAGCTGCGCGGCGAGGTTATTTCGGATGGTGGTCAGGTCGGCCATTGAACCTCTCCTTGATGTGCTGCTTGACGTGGTGTGACGTGAGCCCGGTGGTCAGCAGGGAGAAGAACGCGGAGAACGTCGGTATGACCATCAGCATGATTCCCACCGCGATCATGTGAGGCAGCCACCCGTGCGGCGTTATGTCCCCGTAGCCCACGGTAGTAGCGGTGGTCGTCGCGAAGTACAGGCCGTCCCATATCCCGACGTGGTTGCTGACGCCGAACGTGATCCCGAACAGGGTGTCCAGGGCTACGCTAGCGCCCAGGATTCGCAAGGCCGTCCGGAGGTGAGGGGGGAAGGAGAGGGTTAGCATCGGGCACCTCCCGGCTGGCTAGGTGCGCCCGGTGGAGGCTGTGCAGGTACTCGGCCGTGACCTTCTTGCCCTTCACGTTCTCGTCATGGTGGTGCACATGGCATACCTTGTAATGGCCATCGGCAAGGGGGAACCTTCCCATGCGCCAGCAACGCGTGACGTGGCAGTTCTTGTGCCGCAGCGCCCCTATCAGCCCGGTGAACACCGACCCGATGGCCATGGCCGGGACGAAGCCGCTCCACAGCTGGTAGGTGTACGGGGTGCCCGCCGGCGCGGGCCGGATTCCTATGGCGAACGCCAGCTGCTCGGGGTGCAGGGCGCAGTAAATCACGACGGCCAGCATCAGCCACAAGACGAGTACGCGAAGAGCAGCTTTCGGGTAGTAGCTCATTCGCTCTTCAGCTCCCAGTCCAGCATCCACGCCTCTTCGATGGCTTCCCGGCAGTGCATTACCTCACCCCAGCTTACTACCCGGCGCCGCGTCAGGGTCAGGGCAGCGTGGGGTCCCGTCGGTACTTCATAACCGACGAGCATTCCCGGCAGCCAGTGCCACTTGTCCAGGTAGGGCGAGTAGTCGTGCAGTATCCAGCCGTCCCACTTGTGGTACTTAACCTGATCCAGGGCCAGCGGCATGCTCGGGAAGCGCCCGAGCAATTCAGTGACCAGGTCCAGCTCTTCTTGCAGCATCCGGTGGCCGGTGGCGAAGAGGAGGCTGTTGGCGATGGCCACCGCGACGCACTCCCCGTCGGCCTGCTGGAACCACCCGGCGTCCTCGCTGTCTATGCGGGCGTGCGTCCACATGTACCCCCGGTGGGCCGAGGAGACCGGTGCAGGCGTCCAGGTGGTTCCCTGCGGCCTCGGGGGCATGGACCCCGGCGACGGGGCAGCCCGGCCTTTAGCGGCCTTCACAGGGGCCTTCACGCTCTGCGCAGCCGCTAGTCCTGCCGCCGTGGCCCTGGCGTTCACCGATGCCTGCCGTGCGGCCGACGCTCTCTGGGCCGGGGTTCGCTTGGCGGCCTTGGCCGTTGCTGCCTTTGCCTTGGCCGCCTTAGCCTTGGAGGACAGCTTGGCGCGGGCCGGGGCGGCGGTCTTCTTTGGCTTCCCCTTGGCTTTCGCCGCCTTGGCTCGCTTGGCCGCGGCGGACCTCCGGGCACTGGCAGCGGCGAGGGTCTTCTCGTGGGCCATGGCCTGGCTGAAGGTGACCGTCTGGACAGCTGCCCTGTTGACGTTCTTCAGGCTGGACTTCTGAATGGACGTCGCCTTGCCGAGAGCCTTCTTGTGCAGGCCGGAGTCTGCCCTGATCCTCGCGACGAGAGAGGCGTTCTGGTGGGAGTAGACGGCCTGCCGCATGGACTGGTTAGCCGCGTTGGCCGCGATCGACGCCGTTGCCCTGCCCCGGTTGGCCGCCCGGTACTTCGCGGCAGCGGCACTGAAGGCTCCCAGCCGGGCGCCACGATAGGCCCTCGCCGCGTTCTGCATGTTCAGCTTGGCGGCCACGGCAGACTTCGTCGCGCTGAACACCTTCCGCTGGGCGGCGGACAGGGCGTTCGGCTTGGCCTTTGCCTTGGTCTTGACCTTGGACTTCCTGGAGTGCTTGGCCTTGGTCTTGGCCTTAGGCTTGCGGGCCATGGCCGAACCCGAACTTCTTCCGCCCAGCGCTGACGTCGGTCTGGTACGAGTCAGCGCCCGCGCCGTGGCCTACCTGGGCCGAGAGGGTGCCGTGGGGGTCGATGGGCGGCGCTGCCTCGAAAGCCACACTGCCCTCATCATCGTCCTCCGTCGCTAGCCTCTGAAGGGACAGGTCCAGTTGCCACGCCTTGCTGCCTACCAGGAGGATCAGCTTCATTCCCGACCTGCCTCTGTGTCAGAGCCGCAAGCAGCTCGTTTTGCCGTTCTACCAGGGACGTTATCACCTGAAGGCCACCCGGTGTCGTGGTGTCCAGGGAATCCTCGACCTTCATCTGGCTTAGCCTGTGCCGCTTCCACGGTACACGCCCGACGACGTACCCCAGGATCAGCGCTACGGTCCAGCCCACGACAGCCTGCCAGAGCTTGTTGTCGACGAGCCAGCCGTAGGCTACTGCGAAGGCGTGCACGGTACTAGCTAGTCGCCCATGATGACGGTTACGGAGAGCGCTAGAGTACCGTCGTCGACCGGATAGGGGGTGCCCGCGGCGTGAGACGTTAGGTAGATATGCCACGGCGATGTGCCGTCAGGACTCGGCGGGTAGATAGTAGGACCGAAAGTTAGGTTCCCTATATCAGTCTGAATCAGTGCAAGATTCAGGATAGTGAAACCGAATGGCGGTACTAGGTTAACCTCAAACGTTACGTCAGTCCCCCCTGACCCGTCGTTGCTTTGCGTGACGCCCGAATCGCCTATGTTGAATTGAAGCGTGTGTACCCTGTAGCCCATTTACTTCTCCTTTTTACTGGAAGTAAGCGATGACCAGGACGAACCCGGAACCGCCCTTGCCGCCAGCGCCGGACGCCGTACCCGTTGAGCAGGCACCTCCGCCCCCGCCGCCGCCGCCTGTGTTAGCCAAGGCATCGGCACCGTTCTGGGCAGTACCGCTCGTAGCCGCCGCTCCGCCCCCGCCGCCGGCCGTGGTGCAACCCTGGACCGGAGCGCCGCCTACGGTAGGTGTAGCGCCTCCCACGACACCTCCCAGGCTGCCCGTGGAGCTACCTACCGTGGATGCACCGCCCGGACCCCCGTTAGCTGCGGTAGTGCCGTTTACGCCTCCGCCTGCGCCGCCTCCCGAAGTAGCCGCCTGAGGAGAACCGCCGCCCGCTACACCACTACCCGTGGTAGTAGCTCCGCCCGCGCCAGCGGTCCCGTTACCTGAACCGGCTAGGCCGCCAGCTGAGACAGCCGAGTTAGTCAGACTGGCCGCTCCCGCGTTGGTGCCTTTGCTCGCCCAAAGGTAGCCGCCGAACTGACTAGCTACGCCCGCTGAACCAGCTGAGCCGGGGGTTCCTGCTACTGCGATAGCCGAGGCGCCGTTACCGCCGCCGCCGACAGTAACGCTGACAGGGCTGGTTAGCTGCGAAGCCTGGAACATGGCCGACGAATAGCCGCCTCCGCCGCCGCCAGCCCCTCCCCCCGAACTGCCGCTAGCCGTAAGGGACCCGCTTGAACCGCCGGCGCCGCCACCTACCACTACGGCGTAGATAGTTTGAGCGCCGACGGGGATCGTGTACGAGCCGTTCGAGGTGAAGAAGTTGACTTGGGGTGGGGTTATGCCGCCTGCGTTAACCCAGATGCCGCCCTGGTTGAACGAGGAGACGTCGCCCGTCGCGTAGGTGTAGTTGCCGGTCTGCGGGTTGTAGTTCGAGTAACCCTGCACCGTGACGATTGCGTGCGACAGGGTGAACGCGTCGACCCGGTCATTGAACAGCGACAGGTTGTTGAAGTTCACCACGCAGGGCCGCGACGCCGAGGAGCCGGTGACCCCGATCGTGCCATTCTGGTAAACCGCGCTGGTGATCAGGTTGGTGCCGTTGAAGTTGTTGAAGTTCCAGGTGCCGCCGGCGAGCGTGATCACCTGGTTGCTGGTGCCCTGGAAGAAGCTCGTCTTCACCGTCACGTCGGAAACCGTGCAGGGAATTGCCGCGAAGTTCGACGGGCACACCAGGAACGAGCCACTGTTCTGCGACTGAATGTTCGAGATCGTCACCTGGGCGCTGGGCGTGACGTAGAAGTCGGTGAAGTTGTTGGCTGGCTGCGCACCGTAAAGCCCGAAGCTGGACACGTTGCAGTAGTAGCCGTAGTAGTGGTTGGCCGCGTCGCAGCGCTTCATCACCTGGTCGTAGATGTTGCCGAACGTGCCGTTGCCGAACACGAACCCGGCCTGCCAGTTGCCGCTGTTAGACCAGGAGCCGGTGGTCTGCCGCCCCGCCACCACGATGTTCTCAAGGTCGGTGCCGTCCACCTGCCGGGCGCCGATGCCCATCAGGCTGATGCCGTTGACGTAGTTCAGGTTCCGGACACGGATGTCCCTGATCAGGTTCCCGGTCGACGAGCGGGCCGCGTTGGTGGTCCAGGTCAGGTTGAAGGCGTTGGTGACCTGCTCGGTCGTGTCGCCCTTGATCGTGAAGCCCTTGTACGTTCCGGCGTAGGAGCCGTCCACGTTGATGACCGCCGTGGTGAAGCCGGTGCCCGAGGCTTGGATGATCGTCAGCTCCGGCCCGGCGCCCTCGAACACGAAGCCCTGCACGGACTGGATAAGGATGTCGCTGGTGACGGTGAAGGTGCCGGCCGGGATGTACATGCGACCGAGGGGCACGCGAGTGGTCGACCCTGGCGTGACGTTGCCGTTGAGGACCGCCAGGATGCAGGCGTTGAACGCGGCCGTAGAGTCCGCCACTCCCGTCGGGTCCGCTCCCCAGTAGACGGGGTTGTAGACCCGGGGATAGCGCTCGTCGAGGGCGCTGAATGGCTTGTGCGAGGCTATTGGCCACCATGAGCCGCTGTAGCTCATGAAGAGCATGGACTCTTTCTGGTACGACAGTGACACGGTAGTGTTCCCGCCGCGGATGCTGCCGCTGATGGTGACTACGTTGACCGTGGAGTCAGACTTCTCGACGCAGATAAGCTGGCCGTTAGCCGAGGTCGGCAGGGTCATGGTCAGCGGGCCGGAGGTGGCGTCCACGTCGGTGAAGGCGCTCGTGGCCAGGGTTCCCGCGGTGTTCGCCGTCACGACCTTCATGGGCTGGACGTACGTGGTGACCGGCGGCGCGGTGGACACGGGCGTCAGGCTGGACAGGTAGACCGCGGCGACGGTGAAGGTGCCGGACCCGCTGCCCGTAGAGGCGATCGGGGAGCCGCCCAGGGTGTGGGACAGCTCGAACGTGGCGCCGCTGACGTTGACGACGTAGTACGTGCTGGCCGTGAACCCGGTCGGCAGCGACCCCCCGGCGAGCGTGACCTGCATGTCGTTGGCGACAGTGGTCAGTGAAGCCGTCGGGGTCCAGGTGAAGACGCAGGGCGAGGCGTTCGTCGCGGTGAAGCTGGCCGGCCCGGCAGGCAGGAAGAACGTGAACGGGGCAGGGACGGACGAGGACGTGGGCCGCGCGGTGAAGGACACGTTCCAGGCCCATCCCGACGGGGCAGGGTTCGCGTTGTCCGTGGCCAGCAGGTTCACCGTCGGCTGCATGCCGAAGCCCCTGAACGTGGCCTTCACCGAAGTGGTCGACACCACCTGGTGGTCAATGGCATCAGTGACTTCGGCATTCGGCGAGAAAGCGACCTGGGCATTTCCGCCGTAGGCCGACCCGTCGCCGTTGAAGACGTCGCAGATTACCTGCACGTAATTCAGGCTCATCAGACTGCCCTCGCTAGCATCGCACGGACCTCATCCGGGTAGTTCTCTGTCACGAACGCCACCAGGTCCTCCAGACGCTGACCGCTGGGCTGTCTCCACTTAACCCACAGCTCAAGGTTATCGGGCCGGTTGTCGTCACGCACGCCGTTCTTGTGGTGCACGCTCTCGAACCGGTGCAACTTACGGCCAATCATCTGCTCCATCACGTGACGGTGCTCCTTCTTGGGCTTACCGTCAACGCTGATGATGCGGTAACCTGCCTTGTCGACAGTGCCCGTACCGTCCTTGGCCTTCATGGGTCGTAGCGGGGTAAGTAGCGCATCACCTCTGATCCCCCGCTTCCATCGGGCGTAGTGCGCATTACAGAGTCCTTGGCCTTCGACTGCGCGAGTACAGCTATCTGCCCGACAGAGCGACACCGTAGTCTTGTTCCGGCGCACGGAAACCTCTATAGGCTGACCGTTACGGTCGCGCTCGTAATGCGGGTGGCACAGCCCGGACTTCCGAGTGCGTATAGGTCGTCCGCAGCCCTCAACTCGGCAAAGAGTAGGGCGTCTAGTTCCTTCCATGCAAGAAGTATACCCGTTAGACGCCTATATTCCCACCTTCCTTTTTACGTTGATGTACTTCCGGAGCAGCTCGACGACGATCGGGTTCGCGCTGACCTTCATCGCCCCGCCCTCAGCGCCACCGGTGATTCCCCACGGCGCGTCCTTCATCTTGAAAAGGTCCGTCGCGAGGATCAGGGCAGCCTGGCTGACGTTCGGCGGGATGGTATTCCAGCCCCACGTGCCGGTGATCTCGACGCGGTTCATGTTGGTGTACGGCCACACGAACGGCAGGTAGCCCCCGCCCGTCGCGATGGCCCCCGGCTGGCTCGTGAGGACCTGCAGCTGCCTGTACGGCCTGGGCACGCCGCCGCCCGAGTTGATGTTGTAGTTGTCGTTCCAGTTGCCGGGCGAGCCTAGCTTGAGCTGGTAGTTGCTGTTCAGCGTCCAGGGCACCTCGTAGACGCCGTCGCCGTCGTAGTCCAGGTTGACCTGCGTGGCCGAGACAACTGAGGGGGTGCTGACCAGGTCGTCGATGCCCAGCTCCCAGACCCCTTCCAGCGGGGCGTAAGTGCGCGTCTCGTGGATCTGCCAGAAGTGACGGCCGCAGTAGTCGTCAATCCAGTTGGTGACCGCCTGAATGGCTGCCTGGGCCTCGTAATCGTAGCTGTGGTACGTCTTGTCCGAGAGGTTCCAGCCCATCCGGCTCTTCAGCTCTTCCAGCCCGCAGTACCAGTACTGGAGGCCGGTGCCGACGTCGCTCAGGGAGACCAGGCGGAAGGTGCCGGGGGTGACCTGCTGGACGTTGTTGCCGGTTCCAACCCAGGTGTAGGTGTAAAGGCCCGCCGTGTTCAGGCCGTCGACCGTCAGCGTGTAGTTCCCGGTGGAGACCTTGGTGATGGCGCCCACCCCGGAGCCGCCCGTCCAGGTGTAGTTCGTGATCACGCCGGTAGGGTCAATTAGCACCGCGGTGATGGAAGCCGGGTCGGCAGCGTCGCCATTGAAGTTCAGGAAGCTCGCCGGGGTAACCGAGGTGGCGGAGCTCGGGGAGTTGTAGAAGACCTGCGAAGCCACAATCCGCCCTCTCGTCGCGATTTAGCCTTACAGTCCAGTGTCGCCGAGAATCTGCTATCCTGCCAGTGTGACCACGGGGGAAGCGCCTGACGACTGCGGCGAGTGGATGCCCAGGACTGAGGCTTACTGCGGGCGACGGCCCGGTCACACCAAGGGACATCATCGTTCCAGGGAGTCCATAGCCAAGGCCAATGCCCGGTCCAACGCGACGAACAGGCAGCGGTACGACGAGCGGCAGGCGTGGCTGGACGACTACAAGATGGCGCGGGGGTGCATCGACTGCGGTTACCGCAAGCACCCGAAAGCACTGGACTTCGACCACCTGGACCCGACCCTCAAGAGCGCCGGCATAGCAGACATGGTCCGCGGTCCCTGGCAGGCAGTCCTGGACGAGATAACGAAGACCGTGGTGAGGTGCGCGAACTGCCATCGAATCCGGACGCACGAGAGCCCCGCCTATCGCGAAGAATCAGGCGGGGCTCAAGGCTAGAACCGGATCACCTCCCAGGTCGCAGCGCTGTCATTCACGCGTACCACCTCCTACGGTCGATCCTGCCTTCAGGCTAGGTCATCACGAAGTCCGGGTCACTCTTGACGATCATCCGATGTAGCCTCCTGCTGTCGTCTTCCAGATACGACGACAAGAACGCTGCCAGGCGTCCAAAGATTCCTCGCTTGCGACAGGCTTGCTGACACGACCCAGCTTCATTGAGAGCTCGTGCTGCATGTGAGTGATGGTCAGGCCGCGGGACAGGCGGCCGAAGGCGACATGCTCTTGCATGGTGAGCTCGGTGCTCTCGACGTCGTGTAGGAAGCTGTCCATGGACTTAGCCTAGCTAGGAACGAGTGACAGGAGTAGGGCCCACAGGCGGCTTTCCAGTGGCGTGGCCGGCCTGCAGTGGCCGCTGGAAGTACGGACTACCGTGGTTGTGTCGGACACGGCGGTGATGCTCTCGATGCCTGCGGTGGCCCTGAGTTCCTGGCGGTTCATGCTGTCTGCTCTGCTTTCCTGAGCTCGCGCTCTCGTAGGTAAAGGTCCATTGGTGAAACGTCGCCTGCGTACCGGCCGTCGGTGAAGACCTGAGCGTTGAAGCGCTCGTAGAAGTCATCGTCCAGCTGGGAGCAGATCATGTGCCCGGTGTCCCGGATGTAGGCTTCCAGCTCCTTGTTCCGCAGGCCCAGCCTGTGCGCGGTCAGGGAGAGGTAGTCCAGGAAGCTGTAGCCCACGTCGCGGTAAGTCCTGGCCATCCCGAGGAACTGCTCGGCCATGATCCCCGGCGGCAGCAGCTTGTAGATCGAGGTGCACCAGAAGACGTTCGTGTACCTCAGCGGCACTATGCGGGCACCACCAGGCTCGGCCTCCAGGATCATGCCGCCCGGCAGCAGGATGAACGCGTGCTCCAGCCTAGGCAGGTCATCCTTGCTGAACCACCTGCGGAGCGGCTGCGTTTCAAGCCACTGGCCGAAGTGGATGAGGCTGCCGACGGTGCCGGAAATCGAGGTCAGGCCAATTGTCCCCGGCGGGGGAAGGGCATTCTGGGTCACCATGTCAGAGTACAAGGGTGTACTCGTAGGCGGGGGCCTTGACACGAGCCAGCCGGGCACCCAGGATCAGCTTCTTGCAGCCGTCGCACGGGGTGTCCGTCACGAACATGGTCATGCCCTTCACCGACGGGACAGTCCTGTTCAGCAAAGCATTTTGTTCCGCGTGGAGCGCTATGCATGAGCCCGGGCCGGTGTCGTAGCTGCTGCCGGGGTCCACGGAGTCCTCGCAGGGCCACATGGCGCCGCAGCCGCCGCAGTGCGAGACCTTCCAGGAGCCTTGCAGGTCGCTTCCCGCCTGGTCTATCACCTCGTAGTGCAGGCCGCGGGGACAGGCACCGTCGGTGCACTCAGGCCGGCCGGGGGGTGCGCCGTTGCGGCCGGTGGCCACGATGTGCCCTTCATCGTCAACGATGATCGCCCCGACCTTGCGACGGGTGCACTTGGCGTCCTCAGCGATGGCCCTGGCGATGCGGAGGTAGGACTCGTCGGAGAGGCTCACCGGTTCCACTCCTTGCACAGGATCTCGTACTCGTAGTCCAAGGCTTCCGACCGCAGCTGCCGGTCACGCTGGACAAGGGCGATGCCAATGGCGAGGGCGGCTATGTTGGCGACCAGGACGCCCCCTATGAGGAAGTTAACGCGCATGCCCCTTAGAGCGTACGGGTAACGTCCTTAATTCCCGGCTCCCCGAGCTTCTTCCAGGCGCCGCGGACCTCAATGCTTCCCCAGTCGTCCACGACCGTCTGCCAGTAGCGCGTGTCGAACCCCATGGACAGGGAGGCACCGGCCAGGATCGCTCCCGGCTTCATGTGCTTGCGGACGTGGTACTCCAGCTGCAGGGCCTTATCGTCGTCGCGGTACGGCGAGTAGAGCCAGACCACGTCCATCTGCCGGATGAACGAAGGCAAGATAGCCAGGTAGTCCCCGTTGAAGACCCTGCCGCCGTACTTCCTGGCCGCGTTCAGGGCCAGGTCCGGGTCGTGCTCAGCGCCGAAGGGCTTCAGCCCGTAAAGCCTGTCGGCCAGCTCCATCTTCGTGCCGGGGCCGCAGCGCATGTCCAGGAACTTCGGGCCGTTGACCTCCGCAGCCACGTCGAACATGATCGCGACGAAGTCGGCCGGCTGGAACGGGGCGTAGGGGTAGTACGTGGCGTCCTTGCGGTCGCCGTGCAGCAGGTAGCGATGGTCCTCGTCCATGACTGAACGGATGGTCCGCTGGACGATTCCTGCCGCGGTCTGCTTGCCGCCGATGGTCTCGGGGATCACGCGATGTCCTTGCGGTACTGCTCCGGCGGGAATTCCTTCAGCGCATAGGTGACAGGCAGCTGCCGGGCGGCTCCGGAAACCAGGTTGCCGTTATCGTCCAGCACCCT